ATGATGCTTATACGATGCTTCGGGGAAGTCAAGTCCGTTATCACCCTTGCCGTTCCACATATCTTCCCAAATCTCAGCTTCAATGTAGTCACGATCCAGAGCTTCGGCGGCGTGAGCAGTAAGGCTTACGCTTGATGCGATACAAAGGGTTGCGAATGCTGTAATAATTTTTTTCATAAGGGTACTCCTTTCAAAAAACGCTTGTATTTTGTCTGCGTTTGTGGTATAATTAGGTTATGTTAATGGAGAGCGTCTGCTCGATAAATCGGGATTTGAGGTATAAAGACTTATGCGGATAATGATTTTCATAGAGGGAACAACGTTCTATACAAAACCTTTGCTGTTCTTGTTTACAAAATACGGATATAAGCCAATTGGAAATGCAGTTCAATCAGTCAATGCGTTATATGATGAAGGTCACGAAATTTATCTTTGTTCTTATGTTCGCAAATCAAGATACGGCTTCATAAGGTCGGTTGTCAATTTTTACGGTATGAAGTATACAGAAATCCTATGCAGGGATAAGGGGGAAGCATATAGTGAAATTGTTGAACGGCTGAAACCCGATGTACTGATAGAGGATGACTGCAAAAGTATTGGTGGTGTAACCGTTCACTGAAAACACCTCGTAAGACCATTTTCGTCCGGGCTTTCATGGGCTATCACGGGAAATGCGGGGATATAATTATACTTTCGGGAAATTTCTGAGGGACTTTAAGGGACTGCAAGAACCATAAAATCATATAGAATTAGACCTCTTGACGTAACATCAAGAGGTCTTTATATTATCTTTAATGAAGCTTTTAAGCTCCTTATAAAGCTTAGGGTTCTTCTCCTGCATTGCCTGATACAGTGTGTATTGGAACTCAGAAGCTCCGTTTTCAAGCAGCGAATTAGTCTTTGCATCAACGTTCTTCTTATATGCAACGGCTCTTGTTAAAGCTACAGCGTTCCTTGTAAGAGTTTCGATATCCGATGCCTGAAGCTGCTCTTCTGAAAGCTTGCCGATCTGTTCCAGAAGCTGACTGCATAGAAGTCTTGTAAGCGGTTCTGTAAAGTCAACATTCTTATAGCGTTCCGTTTCATCCATAATTGCCTTAAAGTTCTCCTGTGCCATCCTGAGCGTTTGTAAGGACTGCATTAGGTTCGCTGCATATCTCTGAACGGCTGATTTTGAAATGCTGTTTCCGGTACTCTTTATGTAGTCAACGATTTCGTTATAGGTGAAATCTGCCTTTATCATTTCATCCACAGCTTCTTTGATATCAGGATGAAGCTTTTCAATTGCATAGTGCTTTCGTTTCTTCTTGCCCATAGCCTGCTCCTTACACTTCAACGCATTCGTCCTCTAAAACTCCGCAAAGTACACGGATTCCTTTAGCGGTAAGCGATATTTCAGTATCGTCAAACTTACTTTCTTTAAAGGAAATTGTCTTTTTAGTCCAACAATCCTTTAATTCAACATAGCCGCTCATATTAAGGTATTTCACGCTGTTAATAAAGCTGTCGTGTTCAATATCTCCAAATGAATATTCAAGACTTGAAAGCTGACATTTGCTCTCTGAAATAACATTCAGGGTTCTCAGAATCTTTCCATTAATATGCAAAAGATTACCTGTATCAATTTTTCTCTGAATCATTTCATTGTTATTCATTATAGAAGCTCCTTTCGTATGTTGAAAGAACGTTCCTATAAAAGAAACGTTCTTTCGGAGTTTATGAAATATTTATACCTGGATGGCTTATTCAGTTCCCGGATCAGTTGGTTCAGATTCCAGTTTCTTAGATACTATAATAGCCTTTTTCTTGTTTTCAAGCACAAAAGCATCATAATATACTCTACCCTCACAGAGCCAACCATTAATTCCGGGCGGTTTATCGTGAATTGTATAATCAGCAAGTTTGATCGGTCCGAGCGTTGCGGCTGGATGAGTGATTATATAGTTTACATTTGGCGGAAGATAGCTTGTTGGTGCAACAATTATTGAAATATTATCCACCTTACCAACAGCTCCGTTAACAGCGATTTCATTCACCCTGTCTGCACTTCCTGTAAAGTTTCTGTCAAGTTTAAGCTTCTTATAGAATTCCGGTGTAACAAATGCAATTCTGTTTTGTACAGGTACAAGATTTTCAGTCAACACGGTTATAGCATCAAGGAATAATTGGTACGCATTGGGAATTGTTATGTCCTGCTCAATAACTGTTCCGGCGTTTTTAGCTATCTTTGCTAAACGATATCTGTCAATCGTTGGCGTTACAACTTCGTCAATTTCTCTTCCGAGTGCAGAAGCTGCGCTATTCATCATAACAGAATCATTATGATTTCCCTTATCAATAGTAAAAGTAAACGCTTTATCCTGAGTAAGGGTCAATTTCTGTAATGCTGAACCAAGCTCTTTAGGTGTTCCATATCTGGAAGTGCCGTTCCGCTTGTAATTATTCAATTCAGATGTTTCAACGGAATATACGTTAATTGAATTCACTCCATCAAAACTGAAATTGTTATTAACTGCTGAATCGGTAAGAGATGACAGCTTGAATCGTTCGTCAACCTCACCCTCATACTTTTCAGCATAATTTGTTGTATTGTATTCACTCATGATTTATCACTCCTATCTTTTTTCAAAAAATCCGCTTCTGTCTTTTACTGTGTTGGCATTTGCAGTTGAAGGATAAGAATTTGGAAGATTTCCTCTAAAAGCGGAGGTAAACGAATCATCGCCAAAGTCAGTACCCTTTGTAGTTCCTCCCATGTCAATACACGGTCTTAATCGAATTTTTTCCGGATATTTTGCGGCAAGCAAGGAAAAAGCTTCTTCAAGAGAAGTTTCTTCGTCAACCAGCTTCATGGCTTTTGGAAGAATTTCGTCATAGTCATCAGGCTTGACCAATAAATTATGCATAATAGACTTTTTTTCAAGTTCCGCAATCCTTAAATTAGCCTTTTCAAGTTCTGACTTATAGTCAATCTGTTCTGGAGTGTTCTGAACCTGCTCCATTGACTGGTTTTCCTGTTCCGCTGCTGTCTGCTGCTCCTGTGCTTCAGTCATCATTTCTGAATTTGGCTGTTCCGCCTGCTCCGGAACGCCGTTTTTCTGTTCGTCCATTTTCTAACTTCCTTTCCTTATTGATAATATCACGAACTGTCGCAGTTGCAAGAGAATGCTTTAATGCAATATCCTTATAAGATGTACCAGACAAATAATCTGAATAGATAGCTTTGTCACGTTCTTCTTTAACAAGAGATTTCATCAGTGGAATGTAAAGAAAAGCTCCGCCGCATTGTTTTACTATTTCTGCGGTATTCTGAACTCCGACTATTCGCCTTAAATCTGCAACGACTTCATTTTCAGATTCTGAAATAGCTTTCATTTCATCCATTATATCTGCTCCTTTCGTTTTTGATTTTATTATACAGCTTTACATTGCAGAAGTAAAAAAAGAAATCTGAATGAATTTTACTTACAGCAAAAGGACGGCAAAAGCCGCCCTTGAATATTCAAACTGCTCTTCTGTTCCAACGCTCAATACTTTCTTGTATAGCCTGTTCTTCATGTGAAGCAGCTTCAATTGATGCTGTGTGATGATAACAGCAAGTGCATTTAACCTGAATAAGCATTGCATGAGTTGTAAGCTCTATTTTCACTATTCTTGCTTCCCCGCCGCAAAAAGGGCATTCCTTTATTTTCATAAGCCGATATCTCCTTTATACTGTTCGTCTGTTCCAGCCTTCAATACTGTCTTTTATGGCGATTTCCGGTGTAACAGTATAATTCTTCTTGCCTTTATATTGCATATATGTTGTAGCTGAAATTGCATTGCTTGCACACTGACACCGAATGCATATTACATGATATGAATTAGGTTCCAGTTCAAAAGCTGAACGTATCCTTTCTATCACTGCTTCTGAACCGCAAAAAGGGCATTTCTTTATTTCCATTTTTCTTTACCTCTATGTACCGTTTAATTTGTGTTTAACAGTTCCTGTGAGCGTTTAAATTTCTTCGGACGTGTAATTTACTGTTTTTTATCACAAGCCCCTTAAAATTGATTTTAGGGGCTTGATTTTTTTTTTTAAGTGTGATATAATAATTATTGTCTTT